CCCAAAACAGCAAAGAAAGAGTAATATAGATGACCTTCATAGAACTTGTAAGGGCTGTCAGAAGCCGAGTAGGAATGTCAGGTACAGGTCCAGCCTCTATCTCAGGTGCTATGGGGGCTGAAGTTGATCTGGTTAATGTGGTATCCGATGCTTATACAGACATTCAGAATGCTAGAGAAGATTGGGTATGGCTAAGAGACAAAACTACATTCAACACTGTAGTAGGAACTACTACGTATCTGCCATCCACAATCTTTGGTACATCTTCTCATAGACTTGGTAGGTGGAAGAAAGATTCTTTCTACTTCTCAGATGGTACAACCAGTAAGTATTTAGATAATTATGTTGATTACGATACTTTCACTTATCGTCATATAAATGACTCAGTTAATCAGAAGATAAGTGAGTTTACTATCAGGCCACAAGATGATGCTATTTGTATCAATAGACCTGATAGTGTCTATGCTATCACACTAGATTATCAGAAAAAACCACAGACCTTAACTACAGACTCTTCTGTACCTGAGATGCCATCACACTTTCATCTTCTGATAGTCTATGAGGCTATAGCGAAGTATTGTGCTGCTATTAGCTCTCCTGAATTGTACGATAAGTATTCCTACGACCACGCTAAGTTGTATGGTTCCTTGTTGCGTAGGTACTTACCTAAGAAAGATATTATCATAACTGGTATAGCTTAATGAAGAATAGAAGACTAAGGTTCTCCTCTGTCCGATCAGAGCCAGTTATTATGGACGGAGGTCTCAATGAGAATGTAAGTTCCATTGAATTGAAAGGTGGAGAGTTAATAGCTGGCTATAACTATCAGTTAGTCGAGGGATCTCAGGGTGGTTACATCTCAGTAGCCGGATATGAGAGATTTGATGGTACAGAGAAACCATCTTCTATCGGAGCTACTGATGACGATCATGTAGATCAAGATGCAGCTAGAGAACTAATCGCTGAAGTTCCAGGTTCTGGTAATGTGCTTGGTGTTCATATATTTGAAGGTAAGGTATACGCATTTAGAAATGCAGAGGGAGGAGCTACAGCAGCAATGTTTGTAGCCACTGCAACTGGTTGGGATGAGATAGACACTAGTGGTGATCCTTTAGAACCTGATGGTAACTATAAGTTCTTTAATTACAACTTTACTGGAGATCCTAATGATTTCTCTATGTATTGGGTAGACGGAGAGAACGCTACCAGGGCTTTTGATGGGACTACAGTTACTGTTATTTCTAATGCAGGTATGGGTGCTGATGACAAACCAATTAACCTGATAGCACATAATGATAGACTCTGGTTGGCGTACGTAGGAGGTTCTTTACAGTACTCTACTGCTGGTGATCCTGCAGATTGGACTACATCTGCCGGTGAGTTTGGTATGGGTAGAGAGATAACTAATCTTATCGCTAGTGTTGGGAATACTCTGATAGTCTTCTGCGACGAAGCTATCAAAATTGTAAACGGATATTCAGCAGAAGATTTCGTTGTAGAGTCTTACTCAAACTTTTCAGGTGCATACAGTAACACCGCTCAGAGGGTCTTCGGTACTGTTATTTTTATGGATGATAGGGGTGTGACTAGTCTAGAAGCTGCACAAGAATTTGGTGACTTCAAGTCTAATAGTCTCTCACAGAGAGTCCAGAAGACCTTACAGAACAACAAGCAATCTATCGCTTGTTCTGTTGTGTCTCGTAGTTTAAACCAATATAGACTTTACTTCTCTAATGGTGGTGCTCTTTACTTCTCATTTCTCAATAAGAAACTACGAGGAGTAACAGTAATAGATTTCATTAAGCCAGTCCTAACAGTTACAGAAGGTGAAGATGCTAATGGAGATATAGTTATCTTCTTTACATCTACAGATGGTTATGTATATCAGATGGATATAGGGACATCTTTTGATGGAGTTGCTATTGATACCCTTATGAGTACAGCTTTCTATCACTACAAGTCTCCTAGAAACTGGAAGAGATTTAAAGAAGTTACATTTGAAATAGCATCTATTAGTGATCTTACAGTGAACATTAGATTCTCTTTTGATTACGTATCAGGGTACATACCGAGATCTGGTATTATGCAAATAGACCTCACAGGTGCTGGTGCAAGATACGGAGAGGGTGTGTGGGGTACTATGAGATATAGTGGCTCTGAGAATACTAATATGATCAAGTATCCTATAAACGGATTAGCTGCAAATATGAGTGTAACTATAAGAACTAGTGAGGCTTACAAGAGACAACATACGGTCCAAAACCTCATAACAGATTTTCAACTTTGTGGTAGGCAACTTTAAACTATGGCTTCTACATATTACAACTCTAGTGGGAAGGAAGTCTCCGATGGTGATATTGCCTACGCAGATGACCTTAATTCGATTAATAGTGCAGTAGATGCTGCATTTCAATTAGCAGAAGCAGACATAGTCGCAGCAGGTGGTGATGCTGCTTATTGGGCTGGTGTTGCTGAGGGTCATGCAGATTCTGCTGAAGCTGATGCAACCCAAACCGCTGCTGATAGAGTACAAACAGGTTCTGATAGGGCTTCAGCTACTGCAAGCGCAAGTAGCGCAACTAGCAGTGCTTCCACTGCAAGCACAGCAGCAAGCACAGCAACTACAAAAGCTGCTCTTGCAGAGCAGTGGGCTGAGGAGGTTGAGGATACTCCGGTAACTACTGGTAAGTATTCGGCTAAACATTGGGCTGCAAAGGCTCAAGCATCTGCTGGACTTCAGACACTTACAGGTACTGGTGTTGATAATACAGATCCTTATAACCCTGTAATATCTATAACTAAAAGCACTATTAGTCTTGGTAGTGTAGATAATACTTCAGATGCTAATAAACCTGTAAGCACTGCTACACAGACTGCTCTGAATCTTAAAGCAAATCTAGCATCCCCTACACTGACAGGAACACCAGCAGCACCTACAGCGTCTGTAGGAACTAATACAACTCAAATAGCCACTACTGCATTTGTTTTAGCAAATCAGACAGAGGCTATTACTCTCTTACATGTTCAAGACCAGAAAGCATATAACGTAGACGGTGGATCAAGTATTGCTGATACATGGACAAAAAGAACACTAAACACAGAGGTTTATAACAATATAGCTGGATCTTCCCTTTCTGGAGATCAGGTAACTCTAACTACTGGAACCTACTATGTAGAAGGTGAAGCTGTTTTCTACTCGCAATCTGCCGGTGTTAATAGTGTAGTCTTGGCAATATTTAAAGATGATACAAGAACACTAACAGGGGTTACTTCAACTCTCTATGATAGGGGTAGTAACTTAGTCAGGGTTTCTGGTGTAATTACTGTTGAAACTTCTGATGTCATTGATATGAGATACTATCAAGGGACAGCAGTTTCAACAAGTGGTTTAGGATTATCTAATAACTCTGGTTCTATAAGTGACGCATCTATACTGTCTGTATATGCAGATTTAAAAGTCTGGAAATTAACATAGGACAAAAGATGAAGATTTGGATCTCAAAGATAGGTGACAGCAAGCCATCTATAATTACTAAAGATACTGTTAATCGCCCAAGTGAGATTTCTATAACTGTTCCAGACGGTACAATGAACATTGATAATTATACTGTAACTTGGAGCGGTAATACTCCCGTCATAACAGAGGTGGTTGGGTGGCAAACAGCGGAGTTAGCTGCAAGGAAGGTTATGAAGTTGGAGACTGATCTGCTGCTTACTGATAAAGAAGTGCAGGAAGCTGACAATCAACCATTTAGTTTTAATGGAAATCTATACTACCCCGACACTGAGTTTATTCAAGGTATCTTCTCAGTACTTCCTCTACTTCCATCGAACTACACAGAAGAATGGAAGACTGCTGAAAAAGATACTGATGGTGTTAAGAATAAGAAAGTTACTCTTAATAAAACAGGTATTCAAGGGTTAGCATTAGCATACTTACAATTCAAGAAGGATAACTGGAAGGCTGGAGAGTTAAAGAAAGATGCTCTTAAGGAAGCATTTCTAGCGGGGGAATAATGGCAAACGGAGCTTTAGATAATATAGGGGCTGTTACTACTACAACTCCAAACACAATATCTCAGTCTGCTCAAGATGTAGCTAAAGCTCAAGGAGTTGCATATAGTGACATCTCTAAGACTGAAGCTGAAAGAGGGGCTACTGATTTCCAAGATTATGATGCTAATAAGGTCGGTAGTGCTCTTAGCAATAACATATCCTTCAAGGATTCTGGATCGTACATAGACACAGCAAAGCAGACAGTAGCAGGGCAATTGCAGAGTCTGCTAGCGTCTGATAGTCCATACTTAAAACAGCAAGAACAGAAGGCGGTAGAGAAAGCAGGATCTAGGGGTTTGATCAATAGTGGTCTTGCAGTTGAGTTCGGAAGAAGAGCAGCTATAGAGGGTGCATTACCAATAGCCCAACAGGATGCTCAGATGTACAATCAGTTTGCCAAGTCAAAGCAAGATGCAGAATATAATGCACAGAATGTACAAGTAGAGGCAATTGTGTCTGGAGGATTGGCAGAACAGAATGCTGCTATTAAACAGAAACAACAGGATATTCAGAATGCATTTACCTCTAAAATGCAAGGAGCTTCCGATCAATCTAAGACGTGGCTACAAGATCTTCAGCAGCAGCACACTACATTTGAATCTGATTTAGATAGGCAGCATCAAGCAATCCTACAGAATCAAAGTATCAGTGCTGAGAAGGCTGCGAGTATAAGAACA